ACTACCTGAAACACCACTAACCGATCAGATGAGACAACTTATTGTATCTGTTGGTGGTAACAATAGTCCTGAATATATTAACTCTTTTATTGAGCATATGCCTGCTAGAGTATCTAGGAAGTTTAGGGCAACATATTCCAAAATCGTTCCAAATATTAATATGAATCAATACTTCGTGTGTGATAGTTGTGGTCACGAAGGGGAGGTAAATGTGCCCTTTGGCGCAAACTTTTTTTGGCCTAAGCAGTGATTATATGGAACAGGTGTATGAGCAGTTCTTTCTGCTGAAGCACCACGGAGGATGGAGCTTCTTCGAGGCATATAATCTACCAGTCGGACTTAGAACATGGTTCGTTAAAAGATTAGCGAAGCACTTCAAAGACGAAAAGCAGCAAATAGAAAAAGCATCAAAAAGAAAAAGATAAAACAAAAGAGGCTGGATCATTGATCTGGCCTTTTTTTGTATAAGTTTACTAATTATCCTTGGAGGAGAGTAAAATGGATAAATTGACTCCTATTGTTATTGATCTGAACAAAGCAAAGGAAAACAAGCTAGATGAAAGTTTTTTGAGAATGTTTGGCTGGGCGGTTAAGAAGCTGCTTAAAGCCGTACTGGGGGACGTATCTCTTCCCGTTCATCTTAAAGGAAACCCTTCCGATGTGCGATCATTCGTTAGCGCTCTTGGAGCAGAAAAGAAATACATTCAGGATTATAAAAACTTTGGGTTAGACAACCCAAGAACATACAAAAGCAAAGCTACACTCGATACAGCAGTAGGTGGCTTTGAAAGAAAGACCGGGATTAAGTGGCCTTTCAAATAGGA